CAAAGTTCACATTAGCAGCCATTATTTCTCCTACAGAATTAGTTATGTCCATACTTGTAGGTTGTGCCGCAAACTGTATAAATCTTCCTTCAGAAGAACCATCTTTAAACTTTAATTTAAAAGTTAAATCCTTAGAACTTTCTGCATTAGTACCATCTCCAGCAGAACTACCAGTTTTTATCATGCCGTTGATAAGAGTACTTAATGCTCCAGATCCCCCACCAGCAGTGTCCTGATAATAGTAAATACTTGCATTACCTGTATAACTTCTTATTCCTGGAATAATAGTTCTATCAGTATCTTCCAAAGATACAGTTTCTAATATTGCTTGATTGAAAGTGAAAGACCATGATCTGACTTTGGCAACCTTTGTACCATCTATCAGTAATTCACCTTCTTTACCAGAATAAAAGCCAGACATCGTTTTAAGTAAATTTTAAATTCATTCTAATCCCCATCAAGGCATGCGACAAATTTACATTGCACATTAGAAATGCCAGGTAAAACACTTGTTACAGTAGGAGGACCATCATACCTGTATCTTAAACCTAAAGGAACTGCATCAACGTATCCTGCTAAGTTTCCTAACGAACCATCTGGCGTAGTATGACCTGTCTTGCCTATACCAGCCAAGCCTGACTCACTATTAAAAGTAACAAAATGATAGACAGAATTTACTTCTCTATAATTTTCTAATATTTGAAATGCTTGTTCATCAGTAATATTATTAAAATTTAATGTTAATTTTGCATTTACCTGTTTGTTACCATATCTCATTACAACCTTTGCACCATTTTGTGATTCAAATTCTGTTTGAGGATAAACTCCAGGAGTATAAGTTCTTGATGTAGGTTTTATATCTGAAGGGAACGGTATTTCTGTTGGCATAATTTAATTTTCAGCAAATTGTATTCCAGCATAATCCAAAGTTCGTAATGTACCTGTTGATGTCACAGGCTGGTGCGTTCCAGTGATCTGCACAAAACCCTCTTCAGTATATGTTATAGATTCTACTCTATATATTCTATCTGTACTTGTAGTTTTTTCTATTGTAAACACAGCACCTCTGAATGTACCAGTTGCCCTACCGTTTTCATTGACGGTCAATCTTGCTGCCTTAGGATTACCAAATTCTTCTAATTCTCCATTTATTTCTTCAAAAGCTTTCCAATAAAATATCTTCTTTCCAACTGGATTAGTTGACCCTTGCGATTGTATAACACCATCAGCAGAAATAAATCCATTTTCAAAACGGTCATTATGTGTTATTTCAGAAAAAACTCTAATATAGTCACCTGGTTGTAATGCCATACCCGCATCAGGTATAGTTTCAAAACTTATTCCATGATCTACAAATTTTCTTACCATCAAAGCGTATTTAGCAAATACTTTTGCATGGTCAACAGATGTGCAGAAATTAGACATATCAAAGATCTCTCTTGGGTCTTTTTCAAGATTTTCATCCTCCTCCGTATCTTTACCTTTAAATCGAATATCAAGGACTTTAGTTTCTGGAAAACCATTCTCCACTTCTTCTCTATATAAAACTCTTGCTTGAAAAAGTTGCCGTTCTTCTGGGGAGAGAAAACTAACTTTTAAATTCCTTGTATTACCGTCAGTAAATAAAGCTTTTGGTAGTTCATTTGCATTTACCCCTCTGTTTATCTCAAAATTATCTTTAAAAGGCAAAGTAGGTACTAAGGAGAATTGCCCTCCTTTTATTGTGAAATCAAGTAAACAAAAGGCAGCATTTTGATAGATAAATTCTCTGATATTTTGTTGTTGAGTTATTGCACCATCCCAGAAAAATCTATTTGCCTCACAAAATTTAGCGGCTGTTATCATGTCCTCTTCATTTATCTGTGTCTCACCAATTAAATTACCCGCCCCATTGACCTGATCTGTAAGCAAATGAAAGGCAATGTTAGGGAATAAATTTGATGATTCAATCGTCCCATTATTAGCTAGGTTTTTAATTTTTATACCGTTTTTAACGTAAACCGATAATTGTGAAAAGCTCTGAAATTCTTTGGAACTATTCATTATTAATCCTACATTTGATAAATTTGTATATAGCATCTCTTGATTATTTATCATTTCATTTACATAAGTAATCTGATGTTCTGGTTGATCTAGATGTGAAGGACGTTCTGCATCAAACTTTATATAATCTGCTATCGCATCAAAAGGATTTAAGTTTTGACCTTCAGGCCAAGGTTCTGTTACAAATTGCCCTAACTCAACACTGCATATAACAATTTGATTGTCACCATCATCGAAATCTATTTTTAATACATCGCCTTCTTCATATCCAGTACCTCTATTCTCTATTGTCCATCTTTTAGCACCGTCTGTATATTGCTCTACTTTCAATTCCAAACCACTTCCAGATTCTCCAGATCCTTTACTAGGAGTTACATCTGTAATCCCATTATTCATTGTTAAATTCTTAGGGTATCCAGAAGACATCGTTACAGGAGGAACTACCTGTCTAGATTTAACAATAAAATATTCTTCTATAAAATCATCATCACTATCTGTAACCCCTTCACCAACGTGATACCTAAATCCGTCCTTAAAAACAGCAATATCTTCTCTATTTGCAAAACGTGGAACTCCTCCCTGTCTTTCTTTCACGCTGGTTCTACCAACCTCGCCACCTGCTATAAAAGTAAAACTCGTACCGCCACCGTGTCTAGCTCTAATTTGTTTTGTTTTTACTTTAAAGTCAGCTTCATCTTCATCATTATGGCTTTCATAACGGTTATATTCAACAATAAATTCTTCAATGACAGGAATCGTTCCAACAATATTTCGATCAAAAGCTAACACTTGTCCTTTTTCAGCTTCAGTCGCTAAAGGTATCTCTCCTAAAAACCACTCAGGATTACTTGCTCTGTTAGGTGTTAATTGATAATCTGATTCACCGTTAAAAAATACTTGATATTCTCCTTCCTGAGGAATTGATGCTAATGTCGTTCCAGTTAATAAATTAATTGATTTTCCAACAAACTCTTCCTTAATCTTGTTTCCAGGGTAAGGTTCTAACTTGAACTCTCTTAATTCCGCATTTGAATGAGTAATCCTTATAAAGTTATATTGGGGTTGAGGTGTACGGCCTAAAACAGCAAAGGGCTTTTCTCCAATATGTGTCCATGTATCTTCACCTACTGTTCTTGCATATAATTTAAAGAAACTATATCTTTTTACATATTTACTCATCTGACCTAAAGAGATGTTTCCATCTTTCTTTTCATAATCATGAACGACACCATCTTCCGCCAATTCACCTGCGCTGTTAACTCCTAACTCTTCTGGTCCACCATCATAATATTCCCAATATCCAGGATGACTGTTGACATTTGCAAATCCAGTAATCTGTTTATTGACAATAGATTTCAAGCCTATCTCAGTTGCGTCACATTTATAACTATTTGTGATAACACCGATTGCACATTTTTGTATAAGTAAAGTTTCAAAAGGATTATGAGCAAGTCCAACAGGTTTGACCTGTACTTTTCCTGACTCAATAATTTTAAATTTAAAATTTTTTACTTTACCTTTTTCCCAAATACCTGAATCATGACTAATTAATATACCGATTGCTGTACCAACCAGGTATTGTTCACCTATAGCTAAGGTATCATCAGTATTTTCACGATCAGCATTGATAGAAGACGTAACATCTTCAGCACCCCAATCACTAAAATCAAATTCCTCATTTGGATCTTGATCTGATATTTGATATGTAACTAAATCATTTTTAGAAACATCTAAGTTTTCATTATTATCAGGATTTAATTCTGTGTTACCTCTTTTAACTGATATTATTGCTTGATACCTAGGAAAATTTGTTTGTACCTTTTGTCGTTTGATAAATGTTTTATCTTTTATTGCTCCATCCAAATTATTCTGTACCAGTACTAACTCATACGGAAGCATAAATCTCATGCTATTCGGTACTGGATTGTAATTACCAAAAATATTCTGAGTAGAAGGAGTACGAGTACCGCAGAACATATTACTAACAAAAGCCTTTGCACGGTCACTATCAATTAAAGGCAATTCAATCCCATCACTTGAAAAATGTCCATTTCTTGCTAATTCTCTCTCTAGATTGCCTTGTGGATATTTATTTGGTCCTACTCTAAATTTCCCATCTCCATCTGGACTACCGTTATACCAAAACAGTCTAAACTTACCTTCTGAATAATTTTTTAATAAGATATCACCTATCGCATATCCATTAAAATCAGGACTTTGACCAAGTTCTCCAGAAGATAGATTAAATATTGCTTTTATCTGTTGCCCTTTACCTAAACTTCTCATTTGTGACCAAAGAAGTTGCGTATTTACTCTAACTCCACCGAATTGTTTATCTTCTATTCTATGAAACTTAGAAAAGACCAAGGGAATAACAGCACCAAGCTCTGCAAGTTCCTGTGCTGAGTCAAAACCAGTTTGAGGTGCAAATCTTCTGACACCCTGTTGTCCAGCCGTTGTTAAGCTTGGAGGAGTTTTAGGTGGTTTTGGCTTTGGTGTAAGAAAATATGCAATAGCAGTAAATATTAATCCTATAACTAATTGAGCAGCAAAATTACCTGCAAAAGCAGCACTAAATAATGCACCTATAGGGCCATTAATTACGTAGGGTATATTGTCATATTCTTTTGGTCTATTACCGTTAAGACTTGATGTGTATCTTAAAAATTCAAAGTATTCTTCTTCGCTTATACCTAACTGCTGACAAAGTTCCTGCTCAAAGGGTAATAAGATTTTTCGATGTCCAAGCTGTTTATGGGGTTCCATCGAACCATCCGCTCTCCGCAATTCAGCCATCCATTTTCCCAGTAAACAGCAAGACCATATCCATTACTAGATTTACATAATGCTACTGTACCTATTTTAAACTCATTTGTCTCGTTTCCCCAATTTTCTAATTGTTCTTTAAAAATAGAAAAATCTTTTCTTCTAACTCTTCTATACCAATCTCTTGTAGGTTCTGGTGAGTTTATTCCGTAATATTTTAAAACATGTCTTGCTAAAGAAACACAATCTGCTGCTTTATGTCTGTCAGGATCAGCACCTAACCTATATTGCAAACCAATAAGCTGATGCGGTTTCATAAGGTTTGAATATTAGCAGTACGAGGAAGAAAACCTACAATAGCAGTAGTAAAAACTCTGTTGGGAGCAGTCGTTCCAACAGCATCAATAGAACTGCTTAATAATACTTCTATAGTTGTTGCATCATAAGCAAAAGAAGCCAAAAGCCAGTGCTCTGTAGTCAGAACATGATCGACAGTAAAGTCTTCTTTCATCTTGCATACACTGACTGTTACATTACATCTATTTTTTAAAGCATCATTTACATGATTCATTGCAACAGAATTGTTAGCAAGAACTATTTGAGCTTCTAAATTATCTCCTGATTTAGATTTTGCAGCACCTTGATATATAAAAGGTAGAAACTTAAATTCTTCTGTATCCTTTTGTATTTTATTAGAAGCCGCAGCAGGGTTATTCATATCTCCTTTTAAGCTATTCTGAAATCGTTCAGTAGCATTAGGGTCGTTAGGATGCTTTAACTCTAAAAAAGTTGTCAGATATGTAATGCTCATAAGCCTAATGTTGCACGTTGACTACGAGAGTTTTTCAATGCTGAAAAAGCCTGTGCCCTTCCAGATTCACCACCACGTTTTGCAGCAGTATTTATTATTTCAGGTACAGCAGATTTTGGAACGTATTCATCTCCATTAAAGTTAAGGACAGGGCCAGTGTATTCAACGATTGTATTACCAGAAGTACCTGCAACCGTACCAGACGCACCAGAACCTCCTGGAATGACAGCACCACCTCTGGCACCTGCGGAATATCTAGCCATCGCTCCAGACATCTTGGAGGACGGGATAAC